TAGGGTGTTGGGATTGTTGTGCAATGGACATGAGTTCATCTAGAGCACCCTGCCCTGCTGTCATGAGTGCTTCAATATTTTCTCGTGCAATAAGAATATCTCGATCTAAGTCAATTGGACCGTTTACTTTACTTGGTAGCCCAGGTTTAGATAAAACTTCAATATCACTTTCTTGAATGTTTAACATATCTTCTAGATCTTTATTCATCTAGTCCTCCTCAACTAGAGGGTCTTCAATTGTGGTAATATAACCATAATCATCTTCAGCATCAATTAGGCTCTTATCAACACTATTAGATGCATTACTCGTTGGTGCACCATTAGCAGTAAGGCCTGGTACAATTGTTACACGTGCAGATTCTGTATCAGCAGATGTAATAGCAGCATCAGAATCACTAATTAAGAAATTAGTATTTGCAAGTTTAATAACACCACTCTTCTTGGTTGGTGAGAATAGATAACCCTTTAATGTAAAGTCTAGTGTAAAGATCAGAGATCTACGATCCTCAAAAGATCCCTCATATACATCTTCTTGAATAACACTAGTCAAATAGATAGGAATATCTAAAATAATTTCTGGATCAGAAATAAGTTCTACCGTTGGTGTCCACTCTGGTGTAAAATACGGTAGAATTTGTTCAATAATTCTTAGCCCATCTTCTGTATTCTTTACAAAAATTGATAACTGAAATGCAATATCATATGGGACTGGGTTGTATTGAAAATTTCGTACATCTGGGTCTGTATTATTTGACTTAACAAATTTATTGATAGTGTTCAATTTACGTTCAGCGGCATACTGATAACCAATAATTTCAAATCCCATTTGAGGCAGGGTAATTGCAAATTCTTTATCTAAACTTGGATCGGCATCAATGCGTGCTAAGAACTTTTCTTTTGGTCCATATCTAATGGGAACCTTAAAAGATTGACGAACATTACCATTATTATCTGTTCTGTTAATCCAGATGTCATTATAGAGCGTACCGAAAAGTGAAACATACTTTTTGATTGTTTCGTGATAATAAGTGGTTCCAAACATTAGAATGTCCCATCATCTGTAAATGGATTTTTATCATCAAAATTTAGAATCAAATCAGCATCGGCTTCAAATGTATCATTTTCAGATATAGAATAGTCATCAGATAATGAATCAGGTCTACCAGTAGTTTCATTGATAATAATGTCACCATTTGCATTAGTATTTGCGAGATTATTAATACCTACATTAATACTCCATTCATCTTCAAGATCATCAATAGTAGAAATACCAGTATTTAGTTTTTCGTTACTGTATTCAAATAATTCACATCTTAAATCATACATTTGCAAATCACCCATTTGATAAAACACAGGTTCATGTTCAACAAATGTGATTACAAAGACCTTTTGATTAAGAGGAAAGTAAATTAAGTCTCCTTCTTGTGGTCTATCTATAGTTTCATTTCTACCAATTTCAGTATTAAAGACACGATTAGCAATAGTAAATGTGACAGAATCTCTAATCTGTAAACCAAACTTAGATAGGAAATCACCCTCACCTTCAAATCCTTCAACGTTTCTAATATACATTTCTACGAAATATGCATTATTATATGTAGATAATGTATCTTCCCCAAATGTAGTATCTTTATCAACTATTGTGCGAGGGCAATAATAACAATCATGACCGTACATTCTAATAGATTCAATAACAAGATCTTCAATTAGACCTTGCTCGGAAAAACTATTAAAGTTATTAAAATATGGATTAGTAGCCATGTATTATCCTATAAAATCAAGAGGCGGCATCGCATGTTTCTGTAAGATTTCATCTTCCATTTTTAGAATTTCAGCGGATGCATCATCATAGATTTTACCACCATTAAATTGAACACCCCCAGGTAATTGTAAGCCCTCAAATTTAGTAAGATTAGAACCCCATTGTTGTTTGATCAATGCCGTTGCATATCGCTGTAGAATACGATCTGACCAAGCATCAGTCCATGTATCAGGATCAACTACTTCATGACATTCAAAGACTAAATATGTACCTTCAGTGAGATCATTATCATCAATAAACAGTCTGTGCTTATGTCTGTTAAATCTAATAAGAGTTTCACCTACTAATACTTCATGGATAAGTGCCAATTGTTCACGTTGCATATAATAGGGTAGGATAGACAGATTAGCCAAATTATGTAGATCATTCAGAGCAATTTGGTATCTTATATTAAAGATATCTGTACCGCTCAATGATTGATCATGAATACTAAAAACCTTTACTGCCCCAATAATATTATCAGGTAAGTCTACATATCCATCTGATATTGTATTAGCAGTTATTAAATGCTTAACATAAACCCGTTCTGTAGCTGAATGGTGGTAATCATACCAAAATTGAAGAGCTTGATCTATGCGGTCATCTACCTGATCATCATCTACATTTATTTCGATGACTGGGGCGCCCAGTGCTCTAAGACAGAACTGTTTAAACTCTGCTTTGGTTGTTGGCTGAGCCATTCTTGATCCTTTTATTTTTTAATTATTTATATTTATCCTAATTTATGTCTCCTGCATAACGAGAAGTCCATATAGTTAATGAATACTTAGTACCAGATTTAAGTTCTCTGCACATATGCCCGTGTGTAACGCTGCTAGGCCACACTAAGCATTCCCCAACACCAGCAACGTGATTTGTTATATCTTGTCTAGGAAAGTATAAATCAGCACCTGTATAATCTTCATTGAGTTTAATACTACCAGTAATCAATGACGCATCATGGTGAAGCGGTAAAGATCTCTGCCCATCTTCACTATACTTAATGACAAACATATCCCGTATGCCTTGTACTAACAAAGGTCTCCAATGTTGTTCAGCATCCTTTACAATATGATCCATAAATCGTTTACTTAGTTTTTCATATAGCTCTGGTAAGGCTTTTTTAAGTCTCATTTCTTGCCCCGGGAACTTATCATTATACATTTCTTCCCATTGACCGTGTTCTTCACATGCTTTAATGATCTCTTGACAACCCTCTCTAGTAAGGAAATTATACAATAGAAATTCTTTATTTTCATATTGTTGATTTATTCTATTAGCATTATTATAGAATATATCTACATTTGGATAGAGAACCTCTGGCTGTTCATATACATATTTCTTTTTAAGTTTTTGATATACTGGGTGATTGGTTGAACCACCATTAGCATGAATAATAGTACTTGTACAATTTGTTTTAATATTATTAATTTGACCATGAGCATTCAATAAAACTTCATTTTCATCTGTATTAGCCAAACACTGGAATACATATGACTCATAATCAATACCAATTTGCACTGGGTTTTTGAGAAATTCTTTTTGATAAAATAGTTGATCATCATCTTCTATTGCAATGTCTGCACCCTTTAAGAATGACTTGAGAAACCTAGCATTACCAATGAATAGACCACTATTTAAATACGGTGAACCAACAAACCCGCTATTAGAGTAAAGTTCAAGCTGTTGATCCTGAACATCTAGATCAGGCCAACAAACATTTTCACCAGCAAATAAGAGTGATTTGGCTGAATCATAATATCTTTCGATTAATGTATCAACTGAATCATTAACAATGACATCATAAGAATCACAGAATAGTATAACATCGTGATCTTCTACATGACCATTATCAAAATCATCTAGCAAATGCTTACGTAAATGCATTACTTTCTGACCACCGCCTGGCTTTTGAGATAGATCATGACCTATCCATTCAACTTCAATGAGGTTTAATCTAGCATCAGGCATATTAACCTGTACAGATTTTTCAAACACCCTTGACTTAAGTACATCAGATGTTATTGCATAGATATGTAACATATATTAATATTCCTTTTCAATATCAGATCCAAGCACTGTTCTTGGATATGGTTTAAACATTTGTTCATTTGAGTTAGAGTAAATCAACTTTTCATATTTGTCTAATCTCTTGTAGTGTTCTTTTAATGATTCTGAATCTGTGAATGGTTTAGCTCCAAGCATTAACGGTAGATATTCATCGGTTGGAATAAGATTATTCAAGATATCAGTTTGTATTAACTTTTCGGCCGCTTTGGGTTTAATCATATAGGCACAAGCCCAATATGGATAAAAGTCACCGGTGCCCATATCATTCCAAGCTAGATAATGTATATCGGCATCACTATTTAGAAAATTATTGATTTCTTTATCAAAACTTTGTTTATCAAAGTATTCGTTAGTATGAACATCATCCTCAAAGATAAGTAAAGGTTTCTTTTGTTCAAGACATGAAGACCACAATAGAAAATGTGATAGAAAACAACCAACTTCACCTATTTTTATGGGTTCATCTAGTAATGGATCAAGCCAATGATTATCAGCATATACTTCTTTTTGTGCTAACATTTTATCAGCTTTAATAGAATCAACTGCTGATAACACATTAACAGGTGTTTGTAATTGATCTACTACATCTTGAAACAGCTTGAGTCTATCAGGTCTAGAATATAGATTTATTACTGAAATATTATAATTCATTTCATATCCTTAGTGAATACTGAAGACCCTAAGCTCGGCCTTCCATCATATTTTTGATTTCTATATGGCCCTTTTGCATTTACATAATGTATAAACACTTGTGATTGATGCACACCTATAAATTCATTCCTATAATGTGTAAGTTCACATCCCTTATAAACCAAAGCATCACCTGGTTCTAATAAAACAGATTTACGGACCGAATCTTCTTGAACCCAAATTGCCCATGGTTTATTATCAAATGTATTATAGTCTAATGTAGCAGTAAGTGAAATTTCACATGCAGGTCTATCTTTATGAGGTTTCAAGACTTCTTTTGGTGCATAAAATCTAGAATATGTATAAGTGGGATATAGCTCTAAGCCTAATGTTTCACCTAATTTATATCTGTACTTCTCTTGCATCTCACTATGAATGGGATCACCATATACAGCCAATGAACCTGGGCATTGTTCATCATATACCATATTACCTGAATTTCTAAGAACCCACATTCGTTTAGCCATTCGTTCAACATCTTTGAAATCAAAGAAGTTTCTCAATATTCTATATTGTTCTTTCATTGCCAATTTGGCCCTTCAAACCACACAACAACACTATGTCTAACACCCTTTGTGACTGGCTTTACTCCATGCATTAATAATGAAGGAAAGACAATTACAGATCCTCTGGGTGCTATAAGATCCACTTCTGCTAAACTACCATCTATTTGTTCAATTGCAAATTCTCCCCCTTCATAATCATTGGGATTTGATAATTGGATCACAAGACTAAGTTTTCGCATAGTATTTCTATTTACATTAATTGAATCATCTCTATGTGGTGTATAGTGTTGATCTGGGAAATATCTGCAATACTGTGCATTTTGTGGATTAGAAAAATTGATATTCCATTTAGAATTTGTATTAGCTAATAGAGCATACTGTAAAGCTATACCCTCTATCCAATGATTGTTTGGAAAGAAGGTTATGTTAGTTTCTCTTATTTCTGGATTATAGCTACCGCCTAGATTACCATTACCAATTCTACCATCCGATGATATTAGTTTATCACCTTCTAATATAATAGAATCACATAATTCTTCTGATAATATACCAGACCAATACCAATAATTTGGTTCGAACATAATTTACCCCATAACAATAAAATAGTATTTATACGGTTGGTTGAGATGGTCCTTGTCTAGTACCTGTAGATTGCCAAGTAATATTAGATGTACCTCGGGCATATGCACCAGCAGCACCACCTGCACCCGCAGGCTGGGTGCTACTAACACCGGCCTGTCCGGCTGAACCTGCATTACCACCGTCCCCACCATCACCTCCACCTGCTGTTGCACCAGTGCCGCCCGTAGTTAATGTTGCACCAGATGGAGCCGGTGCACCTACAGATTGACCTGCACCACCACCACCAGAACCGCCCGAGAGCGGCGCGAATGGAGTAAATGTACCGCCGCCACCGCCGCCTCCACCACCGCCGCCGGCTATAGTAGAATTATTATCAATTGTAATTGATCTTTGGGCAACTAAACCATCACCACCATCACCACCATCCCCTGCAGGTATAGATGGAAATAAACCACCATTACCACCATCACCACCTGCACCGGAAATAGTACCTTGGTTAATGAGTGATAAAGTCACATCTGGGTGCCAGCCGGTTGGACTATCAGAACTAGTTACTAAAGCATCTTGACCGGTAGCAGCTGAACCAACAACAACACCGGGACTAATTGTAAATTCAATAGAATAACCCGGTGTACCTGCCGTATACCGCGTGGGAGCAGGCCTACTAGGTGAAGTTGCATAAGTTAGCAAATTCAAGTTTTGAGTAGGTGAAGATATAGTATAAGATAGTGGTATAGTACCAGGTGCACTAGTTCTATCATGTAGATCAGATAAAGAAATAGGCTGACCCGGTGTTGGTATACTAGCATTTGCAGGATTAGCTGGCCATGCTGGCTTATAATATTGAGATAAAGAATAAGGAGCAGAATCACCCAACTCGGATGCTACTTGACTTAATGAAATTGGTTGTCCTGGTGATGGTGTAGTCAATTTATCCTCTTATATTTTATATATTTTATAGTATTTATTCAATAATAACTATGAAAGGCAAAAATCCTGATTTAACTGTTAATCTAGGATCAACCGTATATGTTTGTAATTCTGTTACACCATCTACAGTTACTCTAAATTGATAAACCTCTCCAATTTCAGCTTCAGAATTAAATTCAAATGCCCATTCATCTTCTCTAAAGTCTGATAATGATAGTGTTATATCATCACCTGGATTTTCATCATCTTGTATCCTACCTCCCCCAAAATTAGTAACGGTAGTTTTACCAGACGGTGGTGTTAATTGCTCTGTTGTATTTTCTCCACTAGCAGATATATTACTACTCGCCGATAAAGTAATAGCTTGAGCTCTATGAACATGAACTTCCCATCCAAATGGATTTCGCTCACCAGAATTATTAGTGACCCATAAGTATCTTGGAGTACCGGGGTTCATAGCGCCCAATACCGCAGTAAAATCAATTGAAGTTGTACCCCACGAAGTAACTGTCTGTTCAACCACTGTACCGCTACCATATACATAATTATCTGAAATTTCAACCGTACCTGTACCCTGAGTGGCTTCAAAATTAGAACCCGTAATAGTAACACCGGTCTGTTTATCGTCAAAAATATTAGTCGTTTCTACATCTGTAATAATAGGTCTATCTACAAATAAATTAGCCCAATCTATTACTGTAATGCCATTACCGTCAGCCGATATTTCAAGTCCACCATCCGAAGTAGATGGCCCAATAGTATAAGTATCAACCGTAAGATCTTCGCCATTATCTAATGCAACCGGCCAAGCACATGATACTGCAGAAAAGAAAGTACCAGACCCTGATTGTTCACCTCTATTATAATTTGTTTTACCTGTATGTGCAACCTGAGTTCCGTCAATATTTAATTTTAACCCATCTTCTCTACGTGCATCAATATTTGAATCTCTTATGTAAGTAGCACCGGGGATAACATAGAGATCAGTATTAGAACTTACTGCAAAAGTATTAGCAGAATAGCTCAAGTTAAGCCCACTTGTATCTTTATCAGATGTATCATAACCTATTTCAACATCTGCACCAGATGTAATATCAATTTTTGTAGTTCTACGCCGATTAATATAATCAACAGAATCTGGCAACCTAACTATGGTGATTGCGGCTTCATTCATAGTTGCTGAATTTAATAGTTCACCTACATTAAGGAACCACAACCTAAAATCAGTATCTTGATCAATATCAATAAAAATACACCCCGACCCTGTGGCATAGGAGGCACCCGTGGTTCGAGGATACGCTGAATCAACACCATGATCCCAATAATGTGTTCCGCCTAAGGTATAACCCGTTAAGCATATATTTCTAAGTGTGTCTATATATTCTGCCGAATAAAATGCTAAATACTTACCTTTTACTAGATTTATTATAGGGGTTTCAGATGATGTTGAATGTGTAAATGATCCAGTATCCTTTTCATCTTCAACCGCCCATCTAATATAATCGTAAATATATACATCTGAGATTGTGCCATCAAAATTTAAAGAATTAGTCGCCGTCACATCTGTTGCATTTGTTCTACCATAAAAATAATCCCACGTATCATCTATTTCCATAATCCACATTGCGGAATTAGTATTTAATACGGTCGCACTTGTGGAAGCTATGGTATCATATTGGCTTAATCTAATTTCAACATCACTACTAGATCCAATATCTAAGATAGTAGTAGAACTAAGAATATCTTCATCGAAGCCAGATGTATTTCTGAAATAACCGCTGCCCTGTCCATATACACCTGTCAATGCTGCGCCATCTACATAAATCTGAGATTTTACAGTCATCCGGGTTGTAGTACATTTAAGAGCTATATTATAACCTAAAATATATCTACCCGCTGGTAGTGTCACAGTACCAGTTGAAATAGTCCAAGAAGCATCATTTCTGTCTGTAGTATTAAAAGAAAACTTAGTAGGGGTAGCAGAAGTTGTAACTGCTCCACCTGAAGTACTCTGTCTTACAATTGATATATCACCTACGGCCATTATTCAATCTTTCTCCACTCTGAATCAGCATCACCTACTTTGCGATACTCAAGTTGAAGTCCTTCAGCATTAGTTCCACCGCCACCTGTCGTATCTACTATTGTTCTTAATCTAGTAGTGGTTCCAATTGGTCTAGAAGTATCAGTATCCTGATCAGCTAACCATGATGCACCAGACTCAGAGCCATCATCAGCTCTAAATCTATAACCTTCTTGTTCATATACAGTTTCATCAAACTCAATTACTTGCCATTCAATATCATATGAATAGCTCCCAGTGGAATTTCTCTGAAATTGAAGATTAGTAGATGTTGTTAATTCTCTTGATATGAAATCACTATTATCTTCTTGAGTGTTATTTGTTTTGGCAAATGGGAAGTAATTACCTGGCCATACCATAGATCTATCAAGATCGACTGATGTTATGGTTGTGTCGACTGATGTCCCATCACCTGTACCTATTGTTTGGTTTCCATGCTGAACGCTTACATCGCCTGCAAATTCTATTGCCCAATATCTTAACCTTGTATCTGAATTATGAGATGCTGTCAGATAAGCATATAAATCATCTGTGGGGCTTGTTCCCTGAAATTGTATATAGCCTCCTGTAGAGTGTATATTATTTGGTAATGTTGACCCATTATCTGCAAAATTATACCAAAATAATGCCGTTTTGTCATGATCAAAATTTGAGCTTAATAGCCCATTTGTAGTATAGCTATCTGTACCAACATTAAGATCGATTGTGCCTGTTTCTAGGTTATCAATGTTGGCTGAGCCAAAATCAATAGCAACCCATGCAAAATAGTGGGTTGGTCCACCGGGAGGTCTTCTTACCGTAAGTGTAGTTGTGTTAGTAAGTTCTGCCTCCGCAGGTATTGTTCGGCCATCCGTATATACATCTCTCATCTGTAAATAAGGTATTGAAGAGGATAGATCTACCGCACTAATAGTATAGTTAGTCGTATCAGATCCGGATCCGTTACCTCTTATACCGTGTTGAATATTAACATCATCATTATCAAACTCAACAATAGTAATATACATATCAATATTGTCGCCAACGTCGGCTGCATTGGCCATGTCCAAGACTATTTTGGTCTCTGACTCAATAATTATTCTGGGTAATGTTTCTCTAAATTGAGGGCTTGATGTGTTCTGCTTAGCATTAACAAACGCTATAGACTTGTTAGCATCAGCTAATTCTGTAAAATCACCCCAATCTGAATATAGATTTATTACGTCAATTCCTGACTTACCGCCCCAAAAATAGTATATATGTTGGGTTGTAGCTCTTAATGCCATTATTATCCTCTAAAAGCGTGGATAGTAAGCGGCGAACTAAACCTAAGCTTATCTGTATTCTGTAAAATAAATCTACCTGAATTTACAGTATTATATACTATACTACATTGACCATTTACAAATTCTAATTTGAAATATTCTTCCCCAAGATAATACCTATATGTCTTGGTGACTGCAGGTGTTACTGACAAATTAATTGTAGTGGAATCTGTACCGTTGGCTAATATCTCATCTTTATCGGTAGTGGCAGTAACAACTGGCCTATTATCAATTGAAGACGTAAATGTAGTTATAGAGTGATCATAAAAAACATCACCCAAAAAGCCGTCTGCCCTAGATTCATTTAATGCATTATAATAGTCCTCAGCTAAAGTTTTATTCAAAACATATCTAGTTCTACCATCCTTACTATCAATATCACCTACAACAAACTTACCAGATGATGAAGCCTGAATTACTTTATTGTCTGTATCATTTACTACAATTGCTAATGGCATAATTTAATTCCTTTACAATGTAACTGTTCTTTCATAGTTAATAAGTACTACAAGACCCTTAGGTGGTGTAGTAGCGGTACCATCTACATCAATTGTAATTGCTTCTTTAGCTACAATAGTAGTATCAGAAATAACAGGCGGAGTTGCAGCCGTATCTGAATCGGTTTCCGATGAATCAATTGTAAGTTTGGTTGACAAGATAGTAGCACCGCCAATATTTATATCAATAGTAGAAACACCAGTTGTACCAGCTATATCACATGTAGCTCTTACTGCCGTTACT